GTGCTGACCCCGGCGGGCGGGGCGGCGACCGGCCCCCCCGCCTCCACTCTGTGAAGGGAGACACCCATGCGGGTGTGCATGAAGGTGACCGTGTCCGGGACCCGCGACGGCAAGCCGTGGCCGGACAAGGGCGGCATCGTGGACCTGCCCGACGACGAGGCCAAGCACCTCATCGCCGCGGGCCTGGCCAAGGAACCCGACGCCGGGCCGCAGGCGGAGCCGGACGTCGAAGAGGCGAGCGCCCCGGCGCCCGAGACGTCCACCCCGGTCGGCCGTAAGCCGACGGCCAAGCCGAAGCAGGGGTGAGGCCGTGGCACTGCTGACGCTGGCCCAGGCCAAGGAGCAGCTGGACATCGAGTCGGACGCCGACGACCTCGAGCTGCAGGCGTTCATCGAAGGGCTGACGGCGCCGGTCGAGCGGTACATCGGGCCGGTACTGACCCGGGAGGTGTCCGAGCACATCGAGGGCCGCAGCGACAGCATGTGCCTGACCCACATTCCCGCGGTCGCCCTGGTGTCCGTGACGCCGATGCTGACGGACGGGCCCGCGCTGGACGTCGCCACCCTGGTGCTGGACGGCCCGAGCGGGATCGTCTGGCGTAAGAGCGGCACGTTCGCCCGCACCCGCTGGACCGTGACGTACACCGCCGGCCGCGGCGACACTGTCCCGCCCACGATCAGCCTCGCGGCCCGGCTGCTGCTCCAGCATCTGTGGCGGACCCAGTACGGTGCCGCACGCGGCCAAGGCGGCGCCGACGACTTCTCCGTATCCGAGCAGATCCCGGGCTTCGGGTACGCGGTGCCCTACCGGGTGCTCGAGCTGCTGGAGCCGTACAAGCTCCCGCCGGGGGTGGCGTGATGGCGACGTCGGCGGTACCCGCCACGATCGATGCGCTCATCGCGGCCCTGCGGAACGCTGACGGCCTGGACGGCGTGCGGGTCATCGACGGGCCGCCTGGCGTGAACTTCACCGAGAAGGACCGCATCTACATCGGGCACTCTCCGGGCGCCGACCAGGCCACAGAGATGCAGCAGAGCTTCGCGTCTGCCGGCGCCCGCACCCGGGACGAGGACGGCACGATCGCCTGCTACATCGAATCGCGCCGCGGCGACACCGACATCCGCGCTCGGCGGCAACGCGTCTTCGAGATCCTCGCCGTGGTCGAGAACGCGCTACGTGCCACGAACCAGAGGCCGGACGCTCCCACGCTGGGCGGCACTGTGCTGTGGTCCGACCTCACGGCGGGGGCTCTGCTCCAGGTCCAGGAGAACGGGACCCTGGCCGGTCTGTCCTTCACGGTGCACTTCCGCGCCCGCATCTGAACACCCCACCCCTTGAGGAGTACGCCATGGCGCGAGTGCGCTACATCGGCGCCGAGCCGGTCACCGTGCCGGAGCTCGGCAGCAGGACGGTCCAGCCCGACGAGCTGGTCGAGGTACCCGACGAGCGGTACGAGGGCTACGTCTGCCAGATCGCGACATGGGAGGCGGTCGAGGAGCCCAAGGCCACCGAGCCTGCCCCCAAGAAGACGACGGCGGCAAAGTCCGCTTCCACCTCGAAGGAGGTCTGAGTCATGGCGATCGGATCCGGGCTCGGCGCGCAGATCGGTATCGCTGCCGAGTCGTCCTACGGCACCTATGCGGCGCCGACGAAATTCGTGGAGTTCACCAAGGAGTCGCTGCAGCTGAAGAAGGTGACGGCCCAGTCGCAGGGCATCGCGGCGAACCGGCTGCTGGCCCTGGCTGACCGTCGTGTGGTGACGCAGCGGTCGGGCTCGGGATCGCTGGAGATGGAGGTCACCAACAAGGCCATGGGGGTCTTGCTCCAGAGCCTGATGGGGACGTCGGTGACGCCCGTTCAGCAGGCGACCACGGCGGCCTACCTGCAGACGCATCTGCTCGCGGACACGGTGGGCAAGAGCCTCACTGTCCAGAAGGGCGTGCCCCTGACCACGGGCGCCGTGACGCGGAAGAACTTCCTGGGCTGCAAGGTCATCAGCGCTGAGTTCAGCTGCGAGGTCGGCGGCATGCTGACCGCAGTATTCGAGATCGACAGCAAGGACTGCGAGGAGACCAGCGTCCTGGCGGTCGCTACGTATCCGTCCATGAGTCCGTTCCATTTCGCGCAGATGAGCCTCAAGACGGGCGCCTACGCATCGGAGGTGGCGCGCAACGGTGTCCGCAAGGTCAGCGTGAAGATCGAGCGCCCGCAGGCCACGGAGCGGTACTACGCCGGCCAGTCCGGCACGAAGGCCGAGCCGATCGCCAACGACCTCGTCAAGATCACCGGGAGCCTGGAGGGGGACTACGTCGACACGATCCTCGACGACCTCCACACCTCGGACGCCACGACCTCGCTCATCTGGGACTTCACCGGTCCTGTGATCGCGTCCACGCACTACGAGCGGTTCACGGTCAAGCTCCCCGCGATCAAGGTGGACGACGCGCCGCCGACGGTCGAGGGCTACGACATCGTCAAGCCGACGTTCGCGTTCACCGGCCTGTACGACGGCACGAACCAGCCGAGCATCGAGTACATGTCCACGGACATCACGCTGTAAGGGGGTCGCCTCATGGCTGTCTCCTCGGTGCAGATCCTCGGCACCGGCCAGCTCCTGGTTCTGTCCAGGCAGCTACGCGCGGCGTCCGGGGCGCCGGTGCAGCGCAACATGGCCCGCCGCATCAGGCGGGCCGCCGAGCCCCTGCACCGCGATCTGCAGAACACGGTGCGCACCCTGCCGATGCGTTCGCAGGGCCGCCGTGCGGGTTCGCGCGGCGGCCCGTCCCCGACGACCCGCCCGTTCCGGGCCGCGATCGCCGCAGCGATCCGGATCAGCGTCCGTACCAGCAGCGCCCCCGGGGCCCGGGTCTTCCTCGACAAGGGGCTCCTGCCCCGGGACATCTCCGTCGGTGCGGTCCAGCAGATGAACAACGGCAGGCTCCGGCACCCGGTGTTCAACAACCGCAGCCGCTGGACGAACCAGTACACGCCGTCGAACTGGTGGGACCAGACGGTCCGCTCCCACACCCCCCGTATGACCGCCGAGGTCGCACGCGTCCTGGACGACGTGCACCGCCAACTCAGTTAGGAACCGCCGTGATCGTTCAGTACGCACCCGAGGGCGGCGACGCCGAGCGCTACGACGTGCGCAAGCTTCTGACGTCCGAGGCTGCGGCCGTGGGCCGGGTGCTCGGCATGAAGTGGCCCGAGGTGAAGGAGGCCCTGGGCGACGACGACCCGGAGGCCATGCGCGCCGTGGCGTGGGTCATGCGCAAGCGGCAGGATCCGCAGCTGAAGTTCGGCGACTTCGACCCCGGCGTCGACGAGGTCTCCTCTCTGTGGGACCGCAAGGAGATCGACAGCTTCGTCACCGAGGCGTTCAAGGTCCAGGGCAAGGACGAGGAGCGCGACGTCTTCATGCGGATCCTCGTCCGCAACGCCGCGGACCAGGACCACGCCGAGGCCCTGATCAAGGAGCACGCCGACGAGGCCGCAGCCTTGGCCGCTGGTGAGGCCCCAAAAGAGCCGTCGCCCGTGAGCCCGACGTCGGAGAACTCCGAGACGAGTACCTCTTCCTCTTCGCTCACCTCCTCCACCTCGGACCAGCCGCTGTCGACGCCCTGACCGTCGACGACTTTTACCGGCTGGTCAACGCCATCGACGCCCACCAACGGGCTCAGCAGTCCGGAGGTGAGTGATGGCCGATCGTCGCCTGTCCTTCCTGCTCGACGGCCGTGACGGTCTCTCCCGCGTCCTGGACCGGGCCGGGGACAACGCGGTCCGTCTGCACCGCCGGTTCTCCGCGGCGACGACGAACACGACCATCGCGTTCAACCGGCTCACCGGGGCCGCGGACCGCAACGGCCGGCAGATCACCGCGTCCATGCGCAACGGGCAGGCGGCAACCGCCCGGTTCACCACGGACGCCAACGGCCGGCTGCGTGACCTGCGCGGCCGGTTCGTCGCGGCGGGCGCCGGTGCCCGCCAACTGCAGGGCGACATGAACAACCTGCGCGGCCCGATGCGCGGTGCTGCGGCCGCGACCGGCGAGGCCAGCGCGGCGGGCGGGGCACTGGGCCCCGTCTTCGGGGCGGTCGCCGCGGCGATCGGGCTGTCGCTCCTGCCCGCGCTGGGCGCCCTCGTCCCGATGATGGCCGGTGCAGGCCTGGCCGCGGGCACCCTGAAGCTGGGGTTCTCCGGCATCGGTGACGCCGTCACCGCGGCAGGCGAGGACAAGAAGAAGTACCGCGAGGAACTGAAGAAGCTGTCGCCGGAGTCCCGCAGCCTCACCAAGGAACTGGTGAAACTGAAGGACGAGTTCGGCGACGTCGGCAAGGACATCCAGAAGGTCATGCTGCCCGGCTTCACCCGGGCCCTGAAGGACGCGCGACCGGTCGTCGACATCCTCGGCGACGGCATGGTCCAGCTCGGCCGCGGGTTCGGCGAGGCGGCACGCGGTGCGGGCCGGCTGTTCCGGTCCGGCGGGTTCCAGGCGGACCTGAAGACGAACCTGAGCTTGGGCATGTCGTTCGTGCGGGAGCTCGGCGGCGGGTTCGGTTCCCTGCTCCGCGGACTGCTCGATTTCGGAGCCAAGTCCAAGCCCACCCTGAACGCCTTCAGCACCGGGCTGTCCGGTCTGCTCGGCAAGGGCGGCGGCGGCCTGGTCGGCATGTTCCGCGGCCTCGAGGTCGGCATCAGCGGCAGCGCAAAATTCCTCGACGGCCTCTTCTCGATGATCAACCAGGTGCTGCCTGCGATCGGCCGGTTCGCCGGTGAAGTCGCCCGCGCCACGGGGCCGCTCCTCGGCGAGGCGTTCAAGCTTGCCGGTGACACCGCAGCCTCCGGGTTCGACACCCTGGGCAAAGCGATGAAGGGGCTCAGCCCCGTCTTCAAGGACCTCGGCTTCGGGGTCCGCGCCACACGGGAAATCTTCGCCATCATCGCCCCGACCATCCGGGACGTCGGAGCTGCGATCTTCGGCAGCCTGCTGCCCAGCTTCTCCTCGATCGACCAGGCACAGGGCCCCCTGCAGCGGCTCAACGGGTGGATCCAGGCAAACAAGGGATCCATCCAGGAGATGGCCCGCATCATGGGCAACGGCTTCGTCGACATGGCCAGCGCCGCAATCCAGCACCTGCCGGGGATGCTCGGCATCTTCAAGGTCGTCACAGGTGGGATGGTCGCCGCGCTCGGCGGTGTCCTGCACGCCGCGGCGTCCGCGTTCGGCTGGATCCCCGGGATCGGCGACAAGCTGAAGGGCGCCGACAAGGCGTTCGCCAGCTTCCAGACGGACTTCATCTCCGGACTGGCCGCAGCCCAGCAGTCGGCGCAGACCTTCGCCGACAACGCCCTGCCCAAGCTGCAGGCCGGCAAGCTGAAGATGGACATCAACAGCTGGAACACTCAGATCGAGACGGCCAAGGCCAAGCTGAAGACGGTCCCGCCGTCGAAGCAGGCCGCGATCCGGGCGACCATCGCCGACCTGCAGAACAAGGTGGCCGCAGCGAAGCGGGACCTGTCGACCTTGCAGAACCGCGTCATCACGGTTACGACCAGGTTCGTCACGGTCGGGGACTCCAGCGCCGCCCGCAACGGAGCGTCGCACGGCTCGGCCCTGAAGTACGCATCGGGTGGTCTGGTCGGCTACCCGGGCGGCGGCATGGTCACCGGCCCCGGTACCGGGACGTCGGACAGCATCCTGGCCCGCGTCTCCAACGGCGAGTTCGTCATCAAGGCGAAGTCCGTCGCCCGGTACGGTGCCCGGTTCCTCGCCGCGATCAACGAGGGCCGCCTGGGCATGGCGGCCACGGTCGGCAACGCGGGCGGCAGCATGGCCGGCGCCGGAGCGGAAGCCGGGCGCGGGCTGCAGGCAGGTCTCCGGGCGTCGGTGTCCGGGGTCGACGGCGCCGCGCGGGTCATGGCGGCCGGGGTCGAGGCCGGGGTGCGGGCAGAGCTGGAGATCGCGTCTCCGTCGAAGAAGATGAAGGCCCTGATGAAGGACGTCGGGAAGGGCCTGATCCTCGGCCTGACCGGCGAGAAGTCGAAGATCGCTGCCACCGCGAAGGACCTGGTCGCAGACATCTGGGCTGCGTGGAAGGGCGTCAAGACCAGCAAGGACTCCGCCCTGGTCGCGATGGTGAAGCGGGACACGGCCAAGCTCCAGAAGCTGGCGTCCGCCCGGGACAAGCTGGCGGCCACGTTCGCCGAGGCCGGGCAGTACGCGGTGTCGCTGAAGGCCAACGCCCAGCAAGCCGCAGGGCTCGGCAACCTGGGGATGTCGGACGAGGAGGTGACCGCGGGCGGCATCCAGGCCGGGCTCCAGCAAAAGCTGGCGCGCGTCAACCAGTTCGCCCGCTACGTCGCCGACTTGGCCAAACGTGGCCTGTCGAAGTCCCTGCTGCGGCAGGTCATCGAGATGGGCCCGGACGCCGGGTACGCCTACGCGTCGGCCCTGTCCGGGATGAGCAAGAGTGCTCTGGCCGGGGTCACCGCGACGCAGACCAAGTTGGACACCGCGGCGAAGAATGTCGGCAACATGGGCGCCGACCTCATGTTCGACAGCGGCGCCAACGCCGGGAAGGGCTTCCTGAAGGGGCTGTCCTCCCAGCAGGCCGCCATCGAGAAGCAGATGGTGACAATCGCCAAGGGCATGGACAAGGCGATCCGCAAGGCCCTGGGGATCAAGAGCCCCTCGACCGTGGCAGCCGAGTCCGGCGGGTTCTTCACCAAGGGCCTGGGCGTCGGAGCCATCAAGCAAATCCCCTTCCTCGACCGCGCGGTCACCAAGGTCACCGACCGAATGTCCTCGGCCCGCCCAGCCGTCGGCCGGCCCGCAATCGTCGGGGCTGGAGAGGGAGCGGGACGACAGACCGTCATCGAGAACCACTTCCACATCGAGGCCATGGACCCGCTCTCCGCAGCTCGCGAAGTACAGAAGGTCCTGGTCAGGCTCGGCCGTAATCAGGGCACAACGATCACCCTCACCCCTGGGAGGTAGCGCATGCCCGTGATGGTGGAGATGGGGTGGGGCGGTCTCGTCCAGTACCCGTGGTCGATCACGTGGACGGACATCACGGACCGCGTCGACCAGGTGCAGGGGGTGACCATCACCCGGGGCGCGTCCGACGAGCTGTCGGAGACGCAGCCGGGCACAGCCACCATGACCCTGGACAACCAGGACGGGGCGCTCACTCCGGGGAATCCGGCCTCGCCGTTCTTTCCCTACGTGCGGAAACTAGCCCCGATCCGGGTGAGCATCGCGCACTACCCGGCCCGGACCGGGGCCAGCCCGTGGCAGGGCGCCCAGCTTGTCGACGACTTCTCGGCCGCGCTGGACACCGCACTGTGGACCACGCGCACCGGAACGAATGTGACGACGGGTGGACGGCTGCGGACGACCGACACCCCCGGTGTGTCCGCCGGGGTACGGACCGGGCAGTCGTGGATCCTGAAGGACAACGCCGTCAGTGCGCGGCTGGTGACGCCCCCCACGGCGGGCGCCTCGTCGGCGGCCACGGCCCGGATGACGGTCCACTCGACGACAGCGGGCACCCGCCTGGTGTGGCTGCTCGACCGGGTGGCCGGGACGCTCCAGGCCCGCAACGAGGTGGGCGGCGCGGACGGGGCGCCGACCACGATCACGTGGTCGGCGATCGATCACCTGTGGCTACGGATCCGGGAGACATCCGGGGTCACCGTCTGGGAGACGTCGCCGGACGGGTGGGACTGGACGGTCCGCCGGAGCCTGGCCACACCCGCCTGGGTGGCCACCCCGCAGGCCACGTCCCTGGAGCTGTCCGCCCAGCGCACAGGGGGCAGCGCCGGGTACGTGGAGTGGGACTCCGTCGGCGCGCAGATCCGCCCCCGCTTCTGGGGCATGGTCAACGAGTTCCCGGTGCAGTGGGAAGGGCTGGCCAGCACGGTCAGCATCAGCGCGACGGACCTGTTCAAACGCCTCAACCGCGCGCCCGCACTGCGCTCCATGCTGGGCATGGAGGTCCTGACCGTCGACACGCTGACCGGGGCCTACTCGTTCCCGGCCGCGTACTTCCCGCTGTCCGAGCCTGCCGACTCAACGGCGGCGGGTGACGTCATCGGCCGCGGGGCCGGGGCCCTGGCCTCCACCCAGGTCGGCGCGGGCGGCAGCCTGACCTTCGGGGACGAGGGAGTCCCGGAGACCGGAGAGACCTGCCTGACGCTCACCCCCGCCTCGGCCACGGCCGGGCGGTATCTGGTCGGGGACCTCGGCCTGCAGACCGCCGCGGACTTCACCACATGGATCGTGCACACCCAGGTCTGGATCAAGACCAGCACCGCGGGCCGGGCCATCCTCGGCATGCACGACGTCATCCTCGACAACCAGTTGGTCCTCGCCCTCAACGGGTCCGGGGTCCTCACGGTGGAGACAACCCAGGACGGCAGCCCCCTCACCATCGGGACCACCACCAGTGGCAACTTGGCCGACGGAGCGTGGCACCACATCGTCTACGACGGATCTCTGCACCGGGTCTACGTGGACGGGGTGCCCGTCAGCGGGACGCTCGTCGGGACGTCGACCCAGAACATCCGCACCCTGTACATCGGCGGCTACCGGTCGGCCAGGCTCTTCTCCGGGCAGATCGCGCACGTCTCCCTGCACCTGGCCAACGGTCCCGTCGGCTCCGTGTACGCGGCCAGCAGTGACGCTCGTACCGGGTTCGCCGGGGAGTCCGCGGACTGGCGGGTCGAGCGCCTCGCCCGGTACGCGGGCCTGTCCTCGGTGACCATCCACGGGGACACGCACGACCCGATCGCCTCACAGGGACCCGGCGGCACGGGCGTGGTGGCCCGGCTGCGGGAGGTCGAGGCCACCGAGTCCGGACGCCTGTACGCGGAGCGCGACTACTACGGGCTGGCCTACCAGTCCCGCGATGTCCGCTACAACCCGAACAGCGACGAGGAAGTTTTCGCGGTCGCCTACGCGGACCTGGAGCCTGGCACGCAGTTCGCGGACGACGACCAGAAGTTGTGCAACGAGGTCGAGGCGACGCGCCCGGGCGGAGCAACGCAGACCGTGAACGCGCCCTCGTCGATCTTCGCGTATGGCACGTACCCGCAGCAGCTGAACATCCTGAAGACCAGCGATAACTCGGTGACCGACGCGGCGTACTGGCTGGTGTCCCGCTACGCCAACCCGCAGCCCGAACTGCGGGAAGTGCCGATTGAGGCGTACACGATGCCCGACTACCTGAGCACCCTCGACGCCGATATCTCCTCGTACTTCACCGTGTACGACCTGCCGTCGCAGGCGCCCACCGCAGAGACCCGGGTCACCGTCGAGGGCTACACCGAGACGATCAAAGAGCAGTCCCACGAGATCCAGTTCCGGACGTCGGCCAGTACCACCGACTCCGTGTGGATCCTCGGGGACCCGGACTATTCGCAGCTCGACCAGACCACCCGCCTCGCCTACTGACCGGAGACCCCATGGCCACCGCTGCTCTGCCCGCCGACGCCATAGTGCAGGCCGAGACGTACTACCTGCCGCCGACCCCGCGCCGCGGCCAGCCCGTCCAGGACTGGTCACAGGTCCCCGGGGCCGAGTTGGTTTTCAAGTGGGTGGAGTCGAAGATGGGATGGCGGGTGCCCGTCCCCACCGAGTGGGTCCCCGACGACCCGGGCCTGTATGCCCGCATCGACGACGGCCGGTGGATCGCCGAGTGCATCTGCGGCGCCGCATGGATGGTGTCGGTCTTGGATCCCCGGTTCGCGTGCGCGCAGTGCCGGCGCGACTGGGTACCGCTCATCGTCCCCGACGACATCCCCGCCGCCGAGGCCGAGGCGCTCGCCCTCGTCCGCCGGTTCTGGTTCCACCCGGACGACCCCCGCAACCCAGTCCAGCCCGAGCCGGAACCGGAGACCCCGGTCGACCCTGCACCTGAGGAGCCGCAGCCGTGACGTTCGGACCGAAGACGTGGATCGTCGGCGAGACCGTATCCGCGGCCCTGCTGAATCAGGAGATCCGCGATCAGTTCGCCAGCATCTTCGACGCGTGGACCCCGTACACCCCGACCTGGACAGCCAGCACCAACCCCAGCATCGGATCCGGCACCATCGCCGGCCGGTACCTGAAGGTCGGCCGGACCTGCCACGTAGAGATCCGCCAGTCCCACGCGGGGAACACAACCTACGGAGCGGGCGGGTACACCTGGTCGCTGCCGTTCCCGTCTGCCGCCGGGGTCGACTACCTCGGGGTGGCCCGCCTCGTCGGGGCCGCCGCGTGGAACGGACAGACCATCATGACCGGTGGCAGCAGCGGCTTCAACGCCACGTTCCCGACCAGCGCGACGGACTCCCGGTCGGCAACCCTCGCGGCCACCGTCCCGGAAACCCTCACCGCGGCCAGCGTCATCCGCCTGTACATCACCTACCAGACGGCCAGCTGACCACCCTTCATCCCGCCCGCCCCGCGCCCTCTGGCCGGGGCTTTTTGCATTCCTGGAGACGCACATGGCCTGGTATCCGGGCGCCACGAAGTACGAGCTGCAGCCGGAGAGCGATGCTCAACCGGCGATACGGCCGACGCAGTTCATCGTCCACAGCATCATCGCCCCGTGGACGGCGCGCCGCGTCTACGAGTACTGGCGGGACAGCACCAACCTGGAGTCCCACTTCGGTCTCGGCTACTCCGGGGACCTCGGCCAGTTCATCGGGACGGAGACCCGGGCCGACGCGAACGCCGGCGCGAACCGCCGCTCTGACGGGACGGGCGCGGTGAGCATCGAGACCGCATCGAACCTTCAGGGCTCCGACCCGTGGACCGACGAGCAGGTCGAAGAGCTCATCAAGCTCGGCGTGTGGCTCCACCAGAAGCACGGGATCCCGCTGCGGATCTGCCGCACCCACAACGACCCGGGGATGGGCTGGCACTCGATGTTCCCGCAGTGGTCGACGTCGGGCACCGCCTGCCCGGGGAAGGCCCGCATCGCCCAGTTCAAGACCACCGTGTTCCCGGGGATCGTCGCGCGAGCCACCGGCAAGACCACACCCCCGATCACCACACCCCCGAAGAAGGACGAGGACAACGTGGCACTGACCACCGCACAGGATGCCCGGCTGGCCCGGGTCGAGAAGAAGCTCGACGAACTGGCCTCAGGTGCCGCAGTCGCCCCGTGGACGTACCGCAACCCGACGCTGGACGCCGAGTCGAAGAAGGCCGGCCACCGGATCCCGGACATGCACGGCCGGGTCGAACAGCTCCAGTCCACCCTCGACGGCCTGGTCAAGGCCGTCGCCGAACTGAAGAAGGGAGCCTGACCATGGCTGCACCCACTGAGGCGAAGGTGAAGGCCGCGACGACCGCCACGTTCCTCGCCGGTCTCGCCATCGCCGTACTCAACGCGGTTGTCGCCGACAACAGCCTGCTGGGCCCGCTCCCGGTGTGGCTCCAGGCGCCCGTGCTCGCGCTCGTCCCGACGGGGCTGACGTGGCTGGCCGGGTACCAGGCACGGCACACCCCGAGGAGCATCGCCTGATGCGGGCCGCGTCCGCCCTCTGGGCGCATCTGGGCTGGCGCGGCCTGGCACTCGCCGGCCCCGGCGCCGGATGGATCGTTGTTGGGCTCGGCCTGGTCATCACCGACCGGCCCGCGGTGAACCGGGCGACGGGGCCGCTGATCTCCCTCATGTGCATCGAGGCGTGGGGCGGGATGTGGATCGCCTGCGGGATTCTCGGCCTGGCCGCCGGGGTCATGCGCCCGGGACGGGATACCTGGGGCTTCGCCGCGGTGTCCCTGCCTCCGGCGGTGTGGGCCCTGTCCTACGCCACGGCTGCGGTCGTCGGCCGGTACTCCCCGGGGTGGGCGACCGTTCCGGTGTACGCGGTCGTGCTGTTGCTGCTGGTCATCATCGCTGCACTGACGGGGGGTCGCAGGCGTATCTGTACGTGTGAGAGAGGGGGCCACGGTGGGCACTGAAGGCACCGTGCTGGGTGTGGCGATCGCCGTGGTGGGCGGGATCTGCTCGGTCCTTGTGGCCAGGATCAGCGCGCCGCGCGCACCTGGTCCTCAGCTTCCGGGTCCGGCCGCCGACGAGGGGGACCCGCCGCCGGGCCTGCAGGTGTCACCGGAAATCTGGGCGTACATGTCCGGCCGGTTCGAGACCCTGGAAGAGAAGGTCGACCACCTGACCGTCCTCGTCGAGACGAAGAAGGCTGAGGTGTCCGCGCTGGAGCGGATGCTCCGCCAGGCCATGCGGATCATCCGCCGCGCAAACCGGCGCCTGGCCGCACGCGGCGAGACCCCCGAGGAGATACCGCGGGAGCTCATCCCCTACAGCATCGAGTGATCACGCCCCCTGTCCTGGCCTCACGGCCGGGGCGGGGGGCGCTTCGTCGTGTCCGGGGTCAGGCGTCCGTGCGGGTAACGAAGGTGCCCTTGTTCGGGAGGGTGACGACGAGCCCGCGCTCGCGCAGCTCCTGCACGGCTCGGCGTGCGGTCCCGGGCGCGACACCGTACTGGGCGCCCATGGCCCGCTCGTTCGGTAGGCGGGCACCGTGGGGCAGACGCCCTTCGCGAATCTCCCGCTCCACCCGGTCAGCGACCTGCACGTACACGTACTGCATGGGGTCGTGGTCCATGCCCGGAAGCTACGGCTGGGCAGTGCGCCGCGCATCCGCAGGTGGCCGCATGGGGTGCCATGGGGCGGCCTATAGCGGTACGGTCTGAGCAGGAAGAACCCCCGCGACCGTGTCACCGGTCCGGGGGTGCGGACACCAGCCTGAGGAGCTGATGACATGCCCGAGCCTACTGGGAGAGTGGCAGCCGAGCACAGGGCCACCGAGGCAACGATGCAGGCGGCGTACACCGCGTTCATCGTCCACGTCCAGAACTGCGCCCCGTGCCGCACAGACGGTGTCGACTGCACGACGGCCGAGACGCTACGCCAGGATTACCGGGACGCCACCCCGAAGGTGGCCCGCTGATGCAGACCATCGAGCACCCGCACGGGTACTGCTGGTCCGAGCACCCCGAAGGCGGGCCGCGCTGCACCCTCGACCCAGGACACGAGGGCAGCCACCACGACTGGTACGCGCGTGGCGCGTGGAGAGACTGGCCAGCGACGAAGCCAGTGCACTGACTCCCTGCCCGTACCCGAGGCCGGCGGCCGGGGTGCGGGCAGGGTCAAGGCCCCGACCTTCGCGCGGTCGGGGCCTCTTCGTGTCCGTTTCGTACCTGCCCCTTGGATTCGAAGGCCATGCGCACCCTCCGCCTTCGCCGCCTTTCGCCCCCACAAACCCGCAGGTCAGAGGGCTAATGCGCGCACCGTTCGGACCGGTGCCGACCGTTTTCCGGTAGGGGTGTCATAGGCCCTGTTCCGGGTTCCCGAACCTGTGACAAGGCCACCACTGTTGGCGCACACTCAGGGGATGAAGCACACCCGCGCGCAGCACACCGGCCCGACCCGCGCCGTGATCTACGTCCGCATCAGCCAGGACCGCACCGGCGCCCACCTCGGCGTGGACAGCCAGCGCGAGGACTGCGAAGAGCTTGCCACCAGGCATGGCTTCGAAGTCGTTGAGGTGTACGTCGACAACGACCTCAGCGCCTACTCCGGCAAGGTCCGCAAGGGCTACCGGCAGATGCTCGCCGACCTCAACGATGGCCTCGCCACAGCCGTGATCGTGTGGCACAACGACCGGCTGCACCGTTCACCACTGGAGCTCGAGGAATACATCGACCTCAGCCAGCGCCGAGGCATCGACACGTTCACCTGCGTAGCGGGAGAGGTCGACCTCTCAACGCCCGGCGGGCGAATGAACGCCCGCATGCACGGCGTGATCGCCCGCCACGAATCCGAGCACAAGGCAGAGCGCGTCGCCCGTGCCCGCCTGCGGAACGCAAAGGCCGGGAAGTTCGCGGGTGGTCTCCGTCCGTTCGGATGGGGCGTGCCCACCGGGGAGACACGGAAGAAGATCGTGAAGGGCACCGACGAGGAGATCGACGTGCCCGTCCTCGACATGAACAAGCTGGTGCCCGAGGAAGGCGCGGCCCTCGAAGCGGGCACAGATCAGATTCTGGCCGGCGGGTCGGTACGCGGGTGGGTGCGGTGGCTCGCCGACAAGGGGATGACGTCGACGCAGGGCAAGCCGATCGACCACCAGTCGGCACGCGACATGCTGCTGCGCCCGAGGAACGCCGGAATCGCGGTCTACAGGGGCGAGGAGATCGGCCCCGGGCTCTGGGAACCCGCGATCGACGAGGCGCGCTTCAGGGCCGTTGTGGCAATCCTGACGAACCCGTCACGGATCACGTCGCCGGGGCCGACGCCGAAGTGGTTCGGGTCCCTGATCTACGAGTGCGGGTATCCGGGGTGCACGGCAAACGTGAAGTGCACCCGGGTGGGTGGGGCGAACCATCCCTCGTACCGGTGCGACGCCCAGCACGGCGGCGGCAGGAAGGCGGAGACCCTCGACCGGTACATCGAGGACCTCCTCGTCGACCGGCTGTCCGCCGACGATGCGGGCAGTCTCCTGGCGCCGGCGGCTGACGGGGTGAACGTGGCCGGGCTCCAGGTGGAGAGCGAGCAGATCCGGCGGCGGATGACCGACCTGGCGGGCATGTTCGGCGCCGGGCAGATCGACATGGCCCAGTTCACCGAGGGCACGGACACGGCGCGCGCCCAGCTCGAAGGCGTCACAGCCCAGCTGGCACGGGCCGCGGTAAAGGATCCACTCGTCGGCCTGGTCGGCGCGCCCGACGTCCGCAAGGCGTGGGACGCGCTGCCCCTCGACCGCCGGCGCACGGTGCTGCGGTCCCTGCTGAAGGTGGTCCTGCACAAGCCCCGCCCCGGCCGCATGCCCGACGGCGGGTACTTCGACTACGAAGCCATCGAGACGCGGTGGAAGCGGTAGCGGGACGCCCGTTGGGGCGCCTCTATCTAATCTCCATCCTCCTCACTTTCTGACTTCACCAACTTCACCCCTCTCCGTCGGATTTCCTTGATGATCGCGTCAGCAAGAACGGCTGAATTCTGCTGGATGAACATTCCAATTTCGTCGGAGTCGAGGTTGGAATCATCTTCCGCGCGAGCAGCCCAGTCGATCTCCCCACCAGGGCGCAGGGGCGTTGGCCTGATCGACATCCCAAGCTCTGGCTGCTTCCAGGTCAGACCTAGCCACTGCAACGTCAGCTCCTGCACACGGAACACCTGAGACGGTGAGAGCTTTCCGTATGCAAGCGACTGAACGAGATCTTCAGTCGGGACGAGGGCCATCAGGTCATTCCCTGAACTATCCGGATCAAGGTTCGGCTGGCCATCCTTGAACTCCTTCATGCCCACGTGCTTGGCGGTGTAATTGCCGCCCTCGGGGGGGAGGAAAAAGAACCCTACGGGCTCGTCGAAGATCTGCGCGAGTGCCACAATCTCACTCGCGTCAAAACGTCGAGGCCGGCCGCCTTGCCACGATCGCTCAGCGGCGCTGACGCTCGCATTGGACCACGTCCGCCCGGTGTACATGTCGAGCAGGTCAGCCACCTCCTGCTGTGACCAGCCGCTGGCCTTACGGGCGCGCCACATGTTGAACGCCACTAGCTGATTCGCAGACAGCACCTTCGGGGGTGGCGGCTGAAGATGCTGGGGCCACCGCTTGGCGTCGAAGGTCTCGGCATCACGTTCCACGTCTCCACTCATGGGCCCACCGTAGACCAGGAGTCAACGGCACGCCACATTCACTCAACGACTCGTTGACCAACTCGCCCTCTTGACCTAGAGTCAACGACATGCAGACCGTTTCAACGTCCGCGTTGAACATCTCGCCGCTTCGCGCCATTCGCGTGGAGCGCGGGATGACTTTGCGGCACACAGCGCAGCTCTCCGGCATCGACCCCGGTTACCTCTCCAAGGTCGAACGCGGACAGAAGCAGCTCTCCATCGAGTCCCTGTACCGCCTTGCGGTGGTGCTGGAGCTGGCAGACCTGGCCGCGCTTCTGAAGCCATACCTGCACAGCAGGGATGCGGCATGACCAGCGCGGCGGCGTCCAGCGCCGCAAACGACGACAGCGCCCGGGCGGCAACCCACGCGCTGTCTGTCGAGCAATTCAACGGATCTCACCAGATCGGAACGCTCGTGAACAAGGAAACCACGACGACAACGACGTCGTCGACCCCGAGCATCACCGTCGAGGAACTCTTCATCACTCCCCTCGACCAGCTGCTCGCCCAGGCCGGCGCCGAGATAGCAGACGCGAGCATCACCGACCCCAACTTCTACGGGGCCGTCGTCGTCCGCACCGGCCACCCGATCCTTCTCCTCATGCCCGTCGGCCGTGACGAGTTCGTCCGTGACACGTGCGCCCGGAAGCTCCTCGCCGACGCCCTCGGCCTGAACACCACGGCACTCCCCGACTCGCTGGCAACGCTCACCCTCTCCGACTTCACCGCCCAGGTGCGCGAGAAGGCGGCCCGCCCGTGACCGACAAGACCAGCACCGCGGCAGCCGGGGACAACGTCGTCCCCGGCCGCCCGGCCGGCGTAACCCACGGAGACGCCGCGTACTGGGCGCGCATCCATCGCATCGTCGCGACGGCGCCCCCCTTCTCCGAGCAGCAGAAGAACGTCATCAGGGCCGCATTCCACGTGCCCACACAGCCGAAGGAGCAGGCGGCATGACCGAGCGCCCTGGCCAGTGGCCCGTCGATGAGCCCGTCGACCTTGACGCCGTCGAAGGCGACGACCAGGGCGCCCGCCACCTCCAGCTCGTCGCCGAGCAGGCCCGCTTCCACGTCACGCTCGGCGCGATTCGGGCCGACCTCGAAGCCCAGCCCAGCCAGGTCTGCCGCCACGCAGCGAAGCGCCGCTGGATCAACGCCATCGCTGCCGCCGCCGACGAGCTGGACCAGCAGCTGAAGAACACCGGGTGACCCGCCCGGCCGGGCCGTCGCGGAGACGACCCGGCCCCCACGGACCGTCACCCCAGCTCGCAGAAGAGAGCCCGTTCGTGAACATCACCATCCCGGCGGTCCCCCTGGACGCAGCCCTGGCCTACGCCGCGCTCGGCATCAAGGTCTTTCGCGTCCGCCAGAACAAGGCGCCCTACGCCAACTGCCCCCGCTGCGACATCAAGAGCAGCTTGTACGTCAAACACCGCCCCGAAGACTGCAGGTGCCAGGTACCTACCTGCCACGGCTTCTGGGCAGCAACGACCGACCCGGACCTCATCCGCAAGTGGTGGACTGAAGAGCCCGACGCAAACGTCGGCGCCCCGTGCAAGCTCAACGGCTGGGCCGTCCTCGACGTCGACCCGCGGAACGGCGGCGACACCTCGCTCCGCGCCCTCGAGGAGCGCGTCGGTGTGCTGCCCGGCACCGTCACCCAGATCACCGGCGGCAACGGCCTCCACATGCTGTACCTGTCCCCCGGATTCGACCTCCCCGGCGAACCGTTCCCCGGCATCGACTTCAAGCACAACGGATACATCCTCCTCGCCCCGTCCGTGCACTCCTCCGGCAACCGGTACCAGTGGCCGGGCACCGGCAACACGTTCCACAAGCCGACGACCGCCTGGCCCAACACGCTGCTGCCCCGCAAGGAGAAGCCGCGGGCCCCCGGCCGCCCCCGCACCCAGCAGTCCCTGTCCGGGATCCGCCGGCCCGGGAAGCAGTGGACCGTCGCCGCCCTGGTCCAGCACGTGATGGACTCGGCCGAAGGCACCCGGAACGCCAGCCTTTACTTCGCCGCGTGCCGCGCCCACGAGACAGCCGAGCAGGGCGCACTCGACCTGTACGAGGCAGAGAACGCGCTCGTCGCAGCAGGCCAAGCCGTTGGCCTCGCCGATGGCGAGATCCTCGCAACGATCCAGAGCGCTGCCCGCCGCCCCTCTGACAAGACCTGGGCGGCAGCATGACCACCGCATTCGACGAGGCCGCGGCCCGGTTCTTCGGCGAAGAGGAACCGCCCGACAGCGACATGCCTCTGCCGGAGCAGGCGACCGGTACGCCGCGCCGCCTGACGCTCACTCCCGCCTCGGCCATCCGCATTCGCCCCGTCCGATGGCTGTGGGACACCACCCCTCAGGACGCACCGCCCACCTCGCACGGGCGGATCCCCCTCAACTCGCTTGCCATCGCGGCGGGCGGCCCGGGGCTGGGCAAGTCCCAGTACGCCTGCTGGATCACAGCCAGGGTCACGACCGGCACTCTTCCGGGAGAGCTGTACGGCAAGCCGCGCGGCGTCATCTACGCGGCGACCGAGGACTCCTGGTCCATGACGATCGCGCCGCGGCTCTTCGCCGCAGGGGCCGACATGGACAGGGTGTTCCGCGTCGACGTCCAGGACGACGAGGAACTGCATGCCCGGCTCACCCTGCCCAAGGACATCTCCCTCATGGGGAAGGCCGCCGAGGAGTACAGCGTCGCGCTCCTCGTCGCCGACCCGCTCCTCTCCATGATCGACGCAGGCATCAACGACTACCGGGCAGCCGAACTCCGTTCCGCTCTCGAACCACTGGTGTCCGCCGCCGACCGGTACAACTTCACGGTCCTCGGTCTGGCCCACTTCACGAAGGCGGGCGGCGCAGACCCGCTCAGCCGCATCGCCGGGTCCGGGGCGTTCGGGCAAGTCATCCGTGCGCTGATCGCGTTCGCCAAGGAAGAAGGAGAAGACGGCGTGGACGAGTTCGTCATGAGCCTGGAGAAGAACAACCTCGGCCGGCTCGGCCTGCCATCACACAACTACACGATCCAGGCGGCCACCGTCGACACCGACGAAGGGCCGTCCTACGTCTCCCGGTTCGTCCTCGGCCCCGAGGCGACTACGTCGGTCCGAGATGTCATGCGGGCAGAGAACAACGGCGAGAGCAGCGGCTCGGCGAACGAGGTGACCGAGTGGCTGGAGGGGTTCCTCACAGACCTCGGCGGCTCGCAAGAGGCACGGGAGATCAAGAAGGCCGCTCGGCAGCAGGCGTTCAGCGACTCGTCGGTGGACCGGGCGAAGAAGAAGCTCGGGATCCGCTCGCGTCAGGAGGGGTTCGGGAAGGACCGGACGTCCCACTGGTTCCTGCCCACCGCGTGGGTCGAGGAGACCTCGAACAGCAGCCCCTCACACACACGCTGACGTACATGGTGCGTTTGGTGAGATTGCCCCTGACCTGCGGTTTCTCCCACCCCCACGGCTGACGAGATTGGTGAGATTGGTGACGAACATGGGGCACCCATTCTCACCAATCTCGTCAGCCCGAATCTCAATCTCGTCACCATTCTCGTCACTACAAAACAGCAGGTCAGATCCAATCTCACCAATCTTTTCAATCAACTTTGTGTATGCGAGGAGACCAGCCATGTACGCCATGCACGCCACGACCTCTCTCGTCGCCGCCGATCCCGGCTGGAGTGTCACCGTCACCGACCTCTCAGACGGTGACCGAAGCGTCTGCCCGATCATCGCCTGGGCCTCCGTCGTCACCGGCTTCGACGGCGACGGAGCCACACAGACCGAGGTCCACCCGGTCTTCGTTGCCCACGGAACGGTCTGGACCGGTCCGCTGTACCCCGTGGGTCCGGCCCCCGTCATCGTCCCGCCCCTCCCGTGAACGTCGACGACGTGGTGGCTGCCCGTATAGAGGCCGCCCGTGTCCGCATCCAGGCGGCGAAGCAGCGGCGCGAGGAACTGGCCGCCGCCCGCCGACGCGGCTTGGCCGCCCGGCACGCACAGAAGCTCCGGCGCCTTGCAGCCCAGCAGCGTGACGAAACCCGTGACGAATCCGAAGGAGATCCCCGTGACTGAACGCACCCTCACCCCCGGCGCGCCCTCTGCCCTGACCGACGACATCCGCGACCACGGATACGCCATCCTCCAGACACGCGTAGAGCGCATCCCGAAGCTGGCCAAGGGTCTGACCTGCCAGGAACCCGACGGCTGCACCGAGCCCGCCACCCTCGCGACCCTCGCCATCGAGGAAACCGCCACCGACGACGACAACCTCGGTCTCTACCTGGCGAAGAAGAACGGGCTCCCGCTCTGCATCGTGACCTGCACCGAGCACCGCAACGAAGCAAGCCACGACCTCTACCGCGAACTGACAGACCGGATGCGACCGGACGGCATCCGGGCGTTCGACCTGCCCGGCCTGCACCTCGACTGGTCCTGACACGCAGCCGGCCGGGCCCGCGCATATCGGGCCCGGCCATCCACCCAGCACACCACAGAAGGAGAACGCCATGAGTGGCGAGACCGTCATTACCATCGTGGGCAATCTCGTGGACGACCCCGAGCTCCGCTACACCCCGGCCGGCGCCGCCGTCGCCAAGTTCCGCATCGCGTCCACGCCCCGCGTCTTCGACCGGCAGAGCAACGAGTGGAAGGACGGCGACGGCCTGTTCCTCACCTGCTCCGTGTGGCGGCAGGCCGCCGAGAACGTGGCCGAGACCCTGACCCGCGGCATGCGCGTAGTCGTCCAGGGCCAGCTGAAGCAGCGGTCCTACGAGGACCGCGACCAGGTGAAGCGCACCGTGTATGAGCTCGACGTCCACGAGGTCGGCGTCAGCCTGGCCCGCGCCTCGGCGAAGGTCACGAAGAACCCTGCCGGTGGTGGGCAGGCAACGCCTGGTGCCCCGCCCGCACAGCAGCAGTCCCCGCAGCAGGCTGGCGGCTGGGGCGGGGGCCAGCCCGCGGCTGCAGCTGCCGGCCACTCCTCGAACCCGCCCTTCTGATCGGAGACCACCGATGTCCAACGAGATGGCGTGGCTGCTGCACGGGGTGCTCCTCGGCATGATGCTGGCCGCGATGGTGCGGCTGGTGTTCGACGCCGTGATCGCCCAGCGTGCGGCGGAGACTGCCCGTGCCGCCTCGGCCCTGGCGCTGAAGTCGGTCCGCGGTGACGGCTACCTGCTCAGCTTCCGCCAGTACCGACTCGACCAGAAGCGGGAGGCCGCGTGAACCACGACGACGAGAAGGGGGTGGAGCTAGTCCCTACCCCTGGCGGTGACCAGCAGGGTTTCGCTCAGACCGAAACCCCTGGGGGTGACCTGTGTGGGGCAGCGGGCAACGCAGGCCCGGCCAACCGTGGCGGTACCGAAACGGTTGGCCTGCGGGACCGGCTGCGCGCGGTATTGCGCCGGCACATCGACCCGGACGACGACACCATGCCCGCCCTCGATAACGGCGGCTTCGTATGGGTGCCCACCGACAGCGTCCTCGACGACCTGATCAAGGCGGTGGAGCAGCCGTGAACCTGTGCCTGCTGTGCGACGAGCACGACGCCATGGGCGGCCAGCTCTGCCCTGGCTGCACGAAGGCGACCGTCGTGCGCCTTGAGGCCATGCCCACCCTGTACGAAGGGCTCCGCCCGTTCCTCACCCCGTCCGCCGCTGTCGCCCAGGGCCGCGGCGGGAAGGGCGGGCCCGCCCCGCTCCCCGTCGTCGAGGGCATCCTCGACCTGCGCGGGCTGGTGGTCGGCGCCCTCGAGGACTGGCTGTCCGCCGTCCGCCAGGAGCGCGGCATGAGGCAGTTGGCGTCGCGCCCGGGTGTCGACGGGCGCCTGGCCGCCGCCGTGTCCGGGCTGATCGGCAACATGCCGTGGATCGCGTCCGCGTGGCCGACTGCCGGCACGTTCGCCGGGGAGATCCGGGACCTGGCCCGGTCGGTGTCGTCGACGATCGGCCCGCCGGCCACGGCCCGCGGAACCCGGATCGGGAACTGCCCGGCCGTCGACCCGTCGGGGGCTCTGTGTGGTGCGGTGCTGCGGCTGGCGCCCGGGGAGAAGGCGGTGCGCTGCGAGTGGTGCGGGAACCAGTACCCGCCGTACACGTGGGCCCAGTTGAAGACGTGGATCGACGAGGACACGGCGGCGAACGATGCGGCATGACACGCGTGTCGCCACCCCCCTTGACGTTGTCGCCACCCCTGGTTACATTTGTGGGGCAGGCACCGCTTCCGGTACTAGGAGGGACGTGACTACGTGGAGAGAGCGCCATGACGCAGCCGTCCGTAAACAGGAAGCCGCACAGCAGGCCTACCGGGAAGCGACCGACGAACGGGCGCAAGCCCTGATCGACGGCGAGACCGAACTCGGCAGCCAAGCGGCAGTAGCACGAGAACTCGGGGTCACCCGAGCCGGCATCAGCAGGGCCATCAACGCCCGCAAGCACAAGCAGGCGTAGCTACACCCCACAACCGAATACGGCCCAAGGCCGGGATTGCAGTCCCGGCCAAGGGCCTGACCGAAACTCCCTGATCAGAGCAAGGAGACGGCTATGGCTAACTCTGCCATGCCCGCGGCCACCACCGCGATGCCCCCCGCGCAGCAGCTCAATGAGCGCTTCGCCACCATCTACGCCGCCTACCTGCCGCGCATCACCGCGCTCGTCGGCAGCCGCATCTTCAACGCCGAGGACAAGCACCTCACCGACGACCTCACCGCCGAAGCGTTCACCCAGGTATGGCTCCACCTCCACAAGTGCGAGGCCACCACCGACGCGAAGACCTTCAGCTGGGTCGCCACCATCGCCCGCCGCACCGTCGCCCAGCACTTCCGCACCAAGAAGAACCTCATGGAGCGGCCCACCGACCTCGGCGACTGGCAGTACGCCAACCGCCCCATGGACCAGGCCGCCGGCTACTACACCCCCGCCGCTGGCGGCTTCCGCACCGCGGCCCTCGGCAACAGCGTCGACTCAGGCCCGGACATGGACGAGGCCCTGCGCCGCGCCCGCCAGACCGGCGGCGCCCGATGAACGACATGCGCCTCCTCCTCGAGGTCGTCCTCGAAGCGATCGACTTCCCCCACCACCCGGCGACGACGGCGGACCCCGCCGCGTGCTGGTCCCTCATGGAGCAGCGAGCCAGCCTCGCCGTCATCATCGCCCGCGCCTCGCTGGCCGAGAACCCGGACGACGTCGGATGGGACGCCGACTACCTCCGCGCGAGGCTGGCCGAGCTGCCCATCCCCGGCCCCGTAGACCAGGACGCGGAGGCCAGCCGATGAGCGCCCCCCGCACGGTCACCATCCAGACCGCCGACCACGGTGACGTCACCGTCCCCGAACCCGACTGGTGCACCGCAGACCACGCCTACGAGCAGTACCGCGAGGACATCGAACACTCCGGGGCCATCACCCACCTCGTCATCACCACCGAGTGCCACGGCCCCGCCGCCACCCTGCCCGTCGGCTTCGTGTGGCGCCCCTTCAGCCCGACCGACAACCAGATCACCGCCGCCATCGAGCTGGACGCGTGGCACGAGTTCGACCCGGCCGGCCTCGACCGTGCCGCCGCCGCCCTCGTCGAACACGCCGCCACCCTCCGCGTCTACGCCCGCCAGCTCTCCACCCTCCGCGCGAAGGGAGCAGGCCGATGAACATCACGAAGCCCCTCAACGGGGTACCCGCCATCCCCGTTCCGGGAGCGGCGCCCGCCGCTTCGGGGACACCGGCCCTCGTTACGGGTGCCACCGTTCCCGTTCCGGGAGCAGCCTCGAAGGAGGCGACCAGGACGCTTCGGTTCCTCACCGCCCTGGCCGTCGCCGGCGGTGTCGTCCTCGCCGCGATCGGCTTCACCGGCTCCTACTCCGGGCTCGTCAAGCTGGGCGAGCAGCACCACTTCGGCTGGTTCTCCCACGTCTTCCCGGTCGGGATCGACGCCGGGATCGTGGTGCTCCTCGCCCTCGACCTGCACATGATCCGCAAGCGGACACCGTGGCCCCTCATCCGGGTGATCGCCCACGTCCTGACCGTCCTGACGATCGCGTTCAACGCCGCTGCGGCACCCGGCCCGGTCCGCTCCGACCTCGTCGGTGCGGCCATGCACGGGGTCCTGCCCGTCCTGTTCATCGCCGCTGTCGAGGCCGCCCGCAGGCTCCTCATCAAGGCCGCCCGCATCGAAGCCGGGATCGACTCGGACGGAGTGCCGCTGCACCGCTGGGCCCTTGCCCCCTGGTCGTCATGGGCCATGTTCCGGCGGATGAAGCTGTACGGGCTGACCTCATACACGCAGGCCGTGGCCATGGAGCAGACCCGTGTGGTGTACGGGCAGATGCTGAAGCAGCAGACGGCGAAGGAGGGCCGCAAGGCGACGCCGGCGGAGCTCCTGCCGTTGACGATGGCCCGCTTCGGTCTGTCCGTCGACGAAGCCCTGGCCCTACCCCAGGAGGCCGAGGAGGCTGCCCGGCTGCGCGACGAGCAGGAGGAGCAGCGCAAGGCTGACGCCGAGTCCCGTGCCGTGCAGCGCGCCAAGCGCGCCGAGATCGAGCGGTTGCAGAGCGCTGGTGAGATCGAGGCCGCACGGCATCAGGTGGCGGCACAGACCGGGGTGGCCGCGGCGGAGTCCAAGGCATCCCGGGCCGAGGCCGAGGCGCTTGCCGCAGCCCGCACGGAGGCCGCAGCGAAGGGCGCGGCGGCGATCGAGTCCGCAGACGAAGCGGATGCGAACAAGCGTGCGGCCGAAGCGGATCGGGCCGCAGCCGAAACGCGACGGCGCGCAGCCGAAACGAACCGGGCCGCAGCCGAAGCGGAGCAGGCGGCGGCAGAGGCGCGGCGTATCGCAGCCGAGAACAGGCAGGCCGAGGCCGAGGCTCACAGGCTCACCGAGGCGGCTTCCAAGGCTGCGGCTGAAGCGCAACGGCGTGCAGTCGAAACGAGGGCGGCCGCGGCTGAACTGGAGCTGCAGGCGGTCGAAGCGGAGGACCAGGCCCGCCTCACCCCGAAGGAGCGCGGCGCCCGGAAGGTCGCCCGGATGATCCTCGCGGCAGGCGGCCAGGACGCCGAGCAGGTGGAACTGACGGCCATCGCCGATGCCCTCGGAGTGTCCGTCAGCACAGCATCGGAACGCCGGCGTGAGGCCATGGATCTCCTGCGCGAGGGGTACCGGCCGTGAGCGACTTCGAGAAAGCGGCCCGTGACGCCACGGACGCCGCCGCGAACAGCGAGCAGGTCGCCCTGATCCTCGCCCTCCTCCAGGCGCAGCAGCTCACACAGCAGCCGGTCACCCCGCCCGCACCGGCGCCCGCCGCCCGGGCATCCGGCGGCACGGCCAAGTGGGTGGGTATCGGGGCCGGCGGGTCCGTGTTCCTCCTCGCCCTGGCCGTGTCCGCGGTCGCCGTCGCGATCAGCGCGGTCGCCCTCACCATCTGCGTCCTCGTCCTGCGCGCCGTCTGGCAGGACATCCGCAAGGGCTGACGACTGCCCGCGGCGCCCGGAGTGTGACCGGGCGCCAAGGGGAGCCGGGACAGTCCGGCACCCACACATCAAGGAGGACCCCATGACCGAACAGACCCCCGAGTTCGACCTTGCCGAGCTCGCCGCCGAGGCCGCCCAGCGGGATGCCGCCGCACGGGCCGAATACCTGGCCGCCCACGGGCCCACCGACCGCCAGGAGGCCTTCTACGGGTGCCACGGCAGCCACGGCAGCCGAAGCGTCCGCTGACAAGACAACTCAGCCCCGGCATCCAAGCCGCGAGGGCGCCCGATCGAAACGGGCCCGGGGCGCCACCGACCATCAGGTCGGTCATACCGAAGGAGACGTCATGTTCGGACGCAAGAACAGCACCAGCGCAGCTGAGGTCGCCACCCGCAGCGCCCAGGTCGTCGGTCGGACCGTCGCCGGAGACCGGGGCGGCGAGGTCGCCAACAAGGTCACTGGAGCCCTTGGCCTCGGACGCGTCGAGAAGTGCAGCGACCCGAAGTGCGACTGCTGCAACTGACCCCCGAGAGGACACCGTGCACCCGTACCTGATCACCGCGAAGCCGGGCTGGTTCCCGCCGGGCACTGACCACTGACGACCAGGAAGGACACCCCATGTACAGCTACACCCGAGCCGAGTCCCGCGAGCGCCGCCGCCTCTTCCTCAGGGGCGCCCACCAGGCCCTCGGCAACAACCTCGACCCCGCGGTGACCCGCCGCATGCACGAGATCGACGCCAAGGCCGCCGAGCGCGGCGCCCGGGAGCTCGCCGCCCTGCAGTCCAAGACCGACGCCGACCGCCAGGCCGTCGCCGACGCCAAGGCCCAGGTCAAGACCAGCAAGTGGGGTGCCGACCGGGCCGCCGCCCGCGACGCCCTGCGCGCTGCGGAGAAGCAGCTGCGGCGCTCCGAGAACGTCCTGCACCGCGCCGAACAGTCCTAGCCACGCCACGGGGCGGCCGCGAATCCGCCAAGACCACCGGCCGCCCCGTGCCCCTGACCACCCAACGAGCAGCAGGAGAACCCATCATGACGGACACCATCCCCGGCCCGGTCAACGGGCACACCATCGAGAAGCTGCACCCCGTCCCCCCGGAGGCCGTCACCGAGCCCCGCAGCGAGCAGCCGCCCCCGGCGCCCGAGGACGCGACCGGCACGGCCGCCCCGGTCATGGTCGACAACAAGAACCTGCCCTCACCTGGGGTGACGCAGGAGAAGCGGCGACCCATCCTCGCCGGATGGCTGAAGAACCGGTCCGACTTCCTGGCCACCACCCGGCACGCCGGGGCGAACGCCGGATACGCCGCCCTGTTCCACGGGCTGCGCCTGCCCGTCTACTCCGCACGGCTCACCCTGATGGCCCCGCGGGGCGCCTGCCGGTTCATCGCCGACACCAACCGGTGGGTGTGGGACCGCGAGGCCGCGCCACTGCGGGAGGCCGCCGTGCGTGCCGAGGACGCCGCCGAATACATGACCCTGTCCAGGCTGCGCGCCAACCGGGTACGGCTCCGCGGCCTGGTCACCGTGGTCGCCGCCGTGTTCGGTACCGGGTTCGCCCTGTGGCTGTACGTCATGGCCCCCGGCTTCCTGTACGCCTTCGCCACCGGCGGTGTGCTGCTGTGCGGGCTGGCCGGCCAGGAGAAGGACGCCCCGGTCATTGGCCCCGCCGTGCTGAAGACCGAGGTCCAGAAGCTCACCGGCTCGATCGTGCTCCGCGGCCTGGACGCCGTCGGCAACGCGAAGATCTCCGCCGCGATCAAGAAGGGCGGCGACATGAACGGCATGCGGTTCGTCTCCGAGATCGTCCGCGACGGACCCGGATACCGCGCTGACCTGGACCTTCCCTACGGTGTGACGCCCGAGGACATCATGGAAGCCCGCCGCCCGCTCGCCTCCGGGCTGCGCCGCAAGCTCGGCTGCGTGTGGCCCGCCCCCGACCCTGACGAGCACGAAGGCCGTCTCATCCTGTGGGTTGGCGACAAGCCGATGAACGAGACGACGAAGCCGGCGTGGCCGCTCCTTAAGGACGGGCAGGTCGACCTGTTCCGCCCCGTCGTGTTCGGCAACGACCAGCGCATGCGCGAGATGGCCGTGACGCTGATGTTCGCCTCCGTCGTTGTCGGCTCCATCCCCCGCATGGGCAAGACGTTCCTGATGCGGCTGCTGCTCCTGATCGCCGCCCTAGACCCGCGGGCCGAGATCCACGCGTTCGACTTCAAGGGCACCGGCGACTTCAAGGCCCTGGAGCCCGTGTGCCACCGCTACCGGGCCGGTGAGGAGCCCGAGGACGTCGAGTACGTCGTCCAGGCGCTGCGGGAGCTCAAAGCCGAGCTGCGGCGCCGCGCCAAGGTCATCAAGGGCCTGCCCAGCAGCATCTGCCCGGAATCGAAGGTGACCAGTGCCCTGGCCAGCGACAAGCGGTACGGGCTCCACCCGATCGTCGCCGGGTTCGACGAGTGCCAGGTGCCCTTCGAGGACGAGAAGTACGGGGCCGAGATCGAGGCGATCTGCACCGACCTCACGAAGCGCGGCCCGGCGCTGGGCATCGTCGCCATGTTCGGCACCCAGCGGCCCGACGCGAAGTCCCTGCCGCCGGGCATCAGCGCCAACGCCGTCCTGCGGTTCGCCCTGAAGGTCATGGGGCACACCGCGAACGACATGGTGCTGGGCACCGGTGCGTACAAGGCCGGGATCCGGGCCACGATGTTCTCCCGCTCCGACCGGGGCATCTGCTGGATGTCCGGTGAGGGCGACGACCCGCGCATCGTCGCCTCCGCGTTCGTCGACGCCCCCGCCGCGGAGAAGGTCGCCGCCCGGGCCCGGCAGCTGCGCGAGGCCTACGGCAACATCACCGGGCACGCCATCGGGCAGGGCCCCGAAGCGTCGGTCGGCATGGACGTCCTCGGCGACGTCCTGAAGGTCATCGCCGCCGACGAGAAGACCATGTGGTGCGAGCGGATCGCCGCCCGCCTGGCCGCGCTCCGGCCCGACACCTACGCCGGGTGGAAGGCCGAGAACGTCACCACCGCACTCAAGCCGTGGGGCGTGAAGACCGACCAGGTGTGGGGGCAGACCGACGAAGGCGAAGGCAAGAACCGGCGAGGCATCAAGCGCGCCGACGTGGCCGCCGCGATCACCCGCCGCGACGCCGACCGGGCCGCCACCTAGGCCCGAGCAGGGCCGCTAGACCTAGCACCCCCACCCGCTAGGTCTAGCAGGCCCGCTAGCACCGAATAGGGCCCCTGAGCAGGCATCTAACGCCTAGCGGGGCCCCTCACCACACCAGGAATCACCCGCATCCGGGAGGAGAACAACCCCGTGGTCATCACTAGCGCCGCCCTGCTCGCCGCCACCCTCTACTACGCCGCTGTGTGCGCTCTGCGGCCGTTCACCCCGTGCCGAAGGTGCCGCGGCCTCGGCCAGATCGAACGCTTCAAGAAGCCCCGCCTGTGCCCCCGCTGCCACGGCAACAAGCTCCGGCTGCGCGTCGGCCGGCGCGCCTTCAACGCCTGGCAGCGCACCCGCCAGGCAGGCACCCGCCCCACCCCTGGAGGTCTGTAAGGTCCCCCAGTTCCTGGAGATGTAGCTACACCCGAGGCCCCGGCCGTCACCACGGCGACCGGGGCCTCCGCAGAAGCAGCCTGCGCTGTCAGACCCCACTGGAACCATGAACGTTAAAGCCCCGGCGGCTGCGTCAACAGCCCCGGGGCGCGGCCGATCGTCAGAGGAGATCGACTTGTACGAGGATAACCGCGTCCACATCTGGGGCCCCGACACCCAGGCCCGTCCATTGGACCCCGAGAACCTCACTGCCGCCGGGCGTCTGATCGACAGGGACGACCCCGCCCTGACCGAGATCCTTCAGGCGTTTGGCAGCATCGCCGGCCAGTTGGGGAATCTCGCCGAACCCGACGAAGACACGGTGCGCATGGCCATCCGACTCGGCCGAGCCCGCTACCTGCGCATGCAGGAGGGCACCGAACCGCCACGAGGCACCTCTGCCCGCGAACGCACCAACGGCTGGATCTACTACATCCGCCGCGGCGCCATGGTCAAGATCGGCACGACCGTAGACCTGTACAAGCGCATGGCGGCTCTCCTGCCGGAAGAAGTGCTCGCCATCGAGCCAGGAAGCCACGCCAAGGAAGCAGAGCTCCACCGCAGTTTCCGTACTCTCCGCGTCCCTGGACAGCGCGAGTGGTTCTACGCTGGCAGCGAGCTCCAAGCGCACATTAAGCGCGTCCGCGACTGCAACGTGCCTCCGCCGGCCGATCTGCCGACCCTCCCGTCTGCAGCTGGCATCCTGGACGAGTGAGCAGACTCGTTGACACCGCCGCCGCCCAGCTCGGCATGAACGTGAAGCCCGCGACCATGCGGAAGTGGCTGGAGCGCGGCAAGCTGACGAAACACGGCCACGACTACTACGGGCGGGCCATCGTCGACCTCGACGAAATCGAGAAGATCCTCGCCGCATGCCAGGCCGCTTGAATGATCAACGAGGCCGTGTCACACTGACTCCGAACCCGTATGTCCAGACATACGCACAAGAGCTTAGAAGGCCCCAGCCGATTCGGCTGGGGCCCCGTACTCGAAGTCAGCTGGTCTCTGACACCTTCCCCGGCCGGAAGTGCTCCAAGTTAGAGCGGGCAGCCTTGGCCCACTCCTGAATGCCCTTCTCAAGCTCAGACGTCCGTCTCCTCGCCTCCGTGAAGTACTCGGACTGGCCAGGAGCCGGCGCAAAGACCGTATCCAGGTACAGCGCGGCGTCGTCGGCAGCGAAACGAGCTTGCTTCATCAAGGCGAACGCCGCAGTAACCTCCACCTCCTCAAGGTGCAGGTGCCAGGCAGACCCCTGGTTCCACACCGCCTTGACGCTCTCCTTCATGGCCAAGTCTGCGTCCTGTAGTTCCGCACCCGCCACGCTCCCGGTGGATTCCTCCGCCATGGCACCCACGATCAAAGCGTTATCGATGGTCATGTGCGCTGCGCCAATGAGGGCGAGGAAGGCAGAGTAGGCGTCACTCTTGGCCTGCCAGACGGACACCCCCACCTGCATCTCCGTCTCAGCCTTCACGCCTGCGAGGGCAGCATCAACGAGCCCCCGACTCGCCCTGTGCGATGAGTAGAGGCCCGCCAACGCGGTAACAACAACGCCGCAAACCCCAATTCCAGCAGCCCAGACGGCCGCATCCCCCTGATTCATAGCCGGATCCTGCCACCCAACCCCCACCCTGGGTAGACCGCCGGGGCCTTCGCCATATCCCGGACGCGAACACCCCTCCTGCCCGATGATGTCCCCTTCACCACTCAGTCCCAGGGGGGACCATGCGCACCCGCACCACCACCGCCGCACTCATCACCGCCGGCCTGCTCGCCACGCTCACCGCATGCGGCAGCAGCGACGACGCCAAGGTGACGAAGAGCGACGCCACACCCGAAGCAGCGGCCACCAGCGCGGCACCCGAGCCGACACCGACGCAGCAAACGACCTTCGCTGTCGGCGAGACCGCAGACGTCGACGACACCGAGAACGGCGTCAAGTTCAGCGCAACAGTGATCGCCTACACCCAGCCGGTGAAGGGCCCGCAGCCGCCCACTCCTGAGCTCGGCGGTAACGCCTGGGCAACCGCCGAGATCAAGGTCTGCAACGTAGAGGGCGCCACCTTCACCGTCAGCCAGTTCCCGTGGTCACTCGCCTACGAGGACGGCACCCGAATGGAAGTCACCGGCCTCAACGGGGGCGACCTCCCGAAGCCCGAGTTCCCCACGAACGACGCCTCCGTGAAGGCCGGCGACTGCGTGCGCGGCAAGATCCCGTACCCGGTCACGGGAGACACACGGCCCGAACGGATCGTGTACGCGCCCCAGTCGATGGCCGAGCCGCTGGAGTGGACCGTGCCAGCCCAGTGACAGGAGGTGGCGCCCGTGGCCGGCAACCCCCGCAACGGGCGCCCCTACCGCCGCCTCGTCACCCAGCAACGCGGCTACGGCCTCCCCTGCTGGCTCTGCGGCCACGCCATCGGCTACCAGCTCGACGCCCGACACCCGCTCAGCTTCACCCTCGACCACCTCGTCCCCCTCAGCCGCGGCGGCAGCCTCCTCGACCCCGCCAACGCCCGCTCAGCGCACCGCCGGTGCAACAGCGCCCGAGGCAACCGCACCGAGCGCAGAGCCGCCACCAAGACCTCATGGAAGTGGTGACCATGACGCAGAAGACCACGCTCACGCCCAGGCGGACGCCCGTCCCGCCACCGCCACCGCCACCGAAGTGCCCATGCTGTACGTAATCACCGGCCCCCCGGCCGCCGGGAAGTCCTCGTACATCAAGGCGCGCGCCAAGGCGTCGGACATCGTCATCGACCTCGACCTCATGGCCCAAGCCATGGCCGGCCCCGGAGCAGACCACCACGCGCACGGCGACGTCCTCATGAAGGTCGTGCACCGAGCCCGGTTCGCCGCCCTCACCGAGGCCTACCAGCACCTCGACACCACCGACGTCTACGTCATCCACACCCAGCCCAGCACCAAGGCCATGGCCAAGTACAAGCGACTCAAGGCACGCATCGTGGTCGTCGACCCAGGCCAGGCCATCGTGATGAAGCGCATCGAGACCATGCGGCAGCCCGGCATGAAGGCCGTGGCCACCCGCTGGTACCGGGCACGCCGGCAGCAGCCACACGGAGCGATGCCCCAGGGCTCGTGGGAGTGGTGACCCGACGGCACCCCAGGTGAGCACCCCCGGCGCCCCCCCCTGGCGGGCGTCCGCCGGCGCCGACCGACCGGCCCCGATCATGATCGATCCGGGTGGTCGACCCATTCTTTTCGTGGAGGACCGGGCGAC